CAATCACCTAAAGCACCGTGGAAGATCCGAGACAAGATCACAGCCGTCAACACTGCCCTACTTGATGCTGCTGGAACGCGAAGAACCGTAATCCATCCACGTTGCAAGCAGTTAATCAAGGATTTAAGGACATTAACTTACACGCCAAACACGGGTCTACCAAACAAGAATCTAGGAGTAGACCACGCATTTGACGCATTTGGCTATCTAGTTCTACAACAATTCAACCTTGCAAAGCCAGAAACTTTAGGCACTACATCTTATCGGTTGTATTAAGTAAGTTATTTAACGTGTTTCCAGGTTCTTCCTACGATTGCATTCCAGGCCACTTTTTGCGATACATCCCAGACCAGTCCACATTCAAAGGAGCTGGCCCCTTCAGCCGCGTACTGACGCATTTCCATAACTTTGGTGTTGTCCAGCTTGGAGTTTGGGTGATCTTCCCCTACTAAGCGATAGCAAACCGTTTCTTTTTCTCGAATAACTTCTGGCGGTTGGGTCGTCACAAAGGTGTAAGAACAGACCGTACATTTGCGGTATCGCCTCACCTCTTCTGGTCTTTTGCGATTAATGCTTGTGACGCGACTGCTGCTTCCGCATTTTGGGCACTTCAATGTAGTGATTGATTGGCACGAAAGGCTAGAATAGGGCAAAGCTAATCGTTGTCATGCCCCAAGGAGCTGGAACCTACGGAAGCAAAAAGGGCCGTCCTGCCAAGAAGAAAAAGGGGTTGTACGACAATATTGCGGCCAAGAAAAAGCGCATTGCGGCTGGATCAGGCGAAAAGATGAGAAAAGCGGGTGATCCTGGCGCACCAACAGCAAAAGACTTCAAGAAATCAGCTAAAACGGCCAAGAAGCCTGCCAATAAGAAGAAGTAATGGCTGAGATCACACGCGGCGGCCATAAGTTTGCTGGTTACAGCAAGCCGATCAAGACACCCGGTCATTCGAGTGGGAAGTCTCATGCCGTTGTGGTGAAAGATGGTGAGGCTGTACGTTTAATTAGGTTTGGTCAGCAGGGCGCTAGTACTGCAGGCAAGCCAAAAGCAGGCGAAAGCGAAGCCATGAAGGCCAAGCGTAAAAGTTTTAAAGCACGTCATGCCAAGAATATTGCTAAGGGCAAAATGAGTGCCGCATATTGGGCTAACAAAGTAAAATGGTGACATGACTTATTCAGTTCCCGGCTCAGTGCGGACCCATCAGGTCAGCTCTTCCCGTCTGGGAAGTGTAGACAGTCCCTTTGTTCGCACTCGCGCAGTGTTGGACCAGATGAAGGGCTGGGAAATAATGAAAGCCGTCACGACCGGTACAGAGTACCTGCGAGAAAACAGCGAAACATTCCTACCGATCGAACCACGCGAAGATTACATAGCGTATCTGTCCCGCGTAAATAGAGCTGTCTTCACGCCATACACGCAACGATTAGTGCGTTCAGCAGCCGGTCTAATTTTACGCAAACCTATCAACATTGAGGGCGACCCCTATTGGACAGAGATCTTCAATAAGGATGTTGATGGTTGTGGATCGGATCTAGATGAGTACGCACGACGCCTTTTGATCTGTGCTTTGACGTATGGGCATTGTCATACGTTGGTTGATTTTCCAGCGCCTTCTACTGCAAGGAATTTGGCAGAAGAGCGTGCATTAAATCGCCGCCCATATTGGATTGAAGTTGATCCAACTAATGTCTATGGCTGGCGTTTGGATCGTGAATCAAATTATGGCAGCTTGACGCAAGTGCGTATTGGCGAGAAAGCAGTTGTTGCGGATGGAGATTTTGGCGAAAAAGTATTTGATCAAATTAGGGTGATCGAGCCTGGTCGTTATCGCGTATTCCGACAAGAGCAACAGAAGCAAGAGGTGCAAGGAGATTTTCCATATCCCGCTTCGTTCCAACAAACAGAAGCTGGCGGTGAGTATCAACTGGTGGAATCTGGCCCTTATTCGCTAGATCAGATCCCGTTAGTAACGATTTATGCCAATAAAACAGATGTAATGGCGAGCAGGCCGCCGCTATTGGACATCGCTTATTTGAATCTGGCTCATTTCCAGCGTCAAGCTGATTTAATCCACAGCTTGCATATCGCTTCGCAGCCAATGTTGGTACTTGAGGGCTGGGATGACCAGACGAAAGATATGGCGATTGGCGTAAATTATGCAATGGCAACACAACCTGGCAATCAGGTTTATTACGTGCAGCCAGCGGCAACCGCATTTGAAGCCCAATCAGCTGAAATCCAAGAGCTACAACAGCAAATGGCTTCGCTAGGCATCAGCACGCTAAGCCAGCAAAAGTTTGTTGCTGAATCTGCTGACGCACGACGCCTAGATCGTATTGACACAAACTCAATGCTGTCAATGGTTTCTATGGATCTTGAGTCAGGGCTGCAAAAGTCGTACAACTTGGCTGCTGACTACCTAGGCATTAAGCCACCCAAGGTATCTATTAGCCGTGACTTTGATCTACAACGTCTTATTGGCCAGGATATTACGGCTATGGCACAGCTATTTGAAGGCAACATTATTGATCGCGAAGAGTTTAGGCAGATGCTGGTACAAGGCGAGATCCTTCCTATGGCTGCAGAAGCGCAAGACCAGGCACCAGCGGTAGAGTAAGCGCGTAGCTACTTACCAAGCAATGGCTGAAATGCGTTTTGAAGAGATCAATCCTCCCAAGAAGGAAGAATCTTCTCCTGCTAAAAAGACAAGCAAAAAAGAAAAGGCTACTAAGGTAGAAGAGTCCACTAACTCTTAAAAATGGAAGAACAAGTCATCCAGGAAACGCCCGTGGCGTCACCTGAACAGCCCGTGGCTGCGACTGAAACTCCTGCTGTTGATTCATCTGTTTACGAACAGCAAATTAAAGCTGAAAAAGCCCGTGCTGAAGAAGCCGAAGGCAAATTCCAGCGGATTAAAGACAAGATGAATGCTCTTGATGAAAAGATGCGTTCAGAACGTCAAAAAACGCTGGAAGATCAAGGCCAGTGGAAAGACCTCTGGGAAGAGGCCAACAAAACTGGCCAAGAAAAAGATCAGCGTATTGGCGATCTAGAGCGTCAAATCTCTGATTTGCAGTCATCTAACGAGACTGCAGCAATGAAAACTGCTGCTCTTTCAGCGATTGGCCAGGCTGGTGCTGTCAATGCCGACCAAGTGCTTCAGCTTGTTCAGAGTAATCTGAAAAAATCAGAGTCTGGTCAAGTTGTCGTCCTAGACGGCGGTATTGAGCAAGATTTGAATGTTTATCTAGCCAAATTAAAGAACCCAGGTTCTGGTTGGGAACATCAATTCAAGCCCAGTGCTCAAGCTGGTATGGGCGCTAAGCCTGCAACCGGAACTGCAGGTGCTGCCGGAATCACAAATCCTTGGGCAGAAGGTAGTATTAACTTAACAAGGCAAATGACCTTGGATAATACCGAGCCTGAACTTGCAGCCGTGCTGCGAAGAGAGGCAGGTAAATAGTCCCCGTGGGACACCATTCCTAAGTCCGTGACTTGGAACTCCAGTAAACCCCAACTTTAAGGAAAGAAATGGCCGCACCATTTCAGAATTATTCCGGCGGTGTCCTACTCGCGGACATCGTCAAAAGGAATAATCTCAGCACTTATGTGTCTGAGGCGATCAAAGAGCGCAGCCTGTTCATCAAGAGCGGTGCTGTTGTTCGCAATTCACTGCTTGATTCCCGCTCAGGCGGTACTCGCATTCAAGTTCCCGAGTTCAATCCTGTATCTCCAACAGAAGAGATCATGGACGGGACTGCTACGTGGGGTTCCAGCTCTGCTGGTTACCTGACGCCACAAAAGATCGGAACTGGTACTCAAATTGCCAGCATCTGTCACCGTGGCTTTGCGTATGCCGTAGACGACATCGCAGTTTTGGCGGCGGGCGAAGACCCTATGCTTCACATCCGCAACCAACTGGCTGATGCAATCAACAAGCTGAACAGCGCACGTCTGTTCTCACAGCTTGCTGGACTGTTTGGCACGGCACTTTCTGCCAATGCCCTTGATAAAGGCAAGGCAGCAGCTTCTGGCGCTACTGAGGCTAACTTCCTTAGTGCAACCATGGTTGCTGAAGCCCGCTCCAAGATTGGTGAGCGCGGCGAAGAGCTGGACACTCTGATTGTCCATCCTTCTGTTGCTTACTACCTGTATCAGGTAGGAATGCTGACCTTCTCTACTGCAGCACTCGCCGCTAATGGTGCAGTGACCTGGGGTGGTGGTGGCGTAGGCATTGGCGCTCGCGAAGTCGGACAATTCGCAGGAATGCGGGTCGTTACCGACAGCTCAGTGAACACTGTTGCTCCTGGCACTGGTGGTCACCAACGTGAGTTCTATTGCTATCTGATTAAGTCAGGCACCATCCTTGAAGGTGTGCAGCAAGAGCTTCGGATTGAAGCTGATCGCAACGTCCTCTCAAAGCAAGACGTGCTTTCTGTTGACTACCACTCGACCTATCACGTAATGGGCACGAAGTGGTCTGACGCTGGTGATAACCCCACCAACGCCAACCTGGCTACTGCTAACAAGTGGGCAGCCACCTATGACATCGACCTGATCCCTATGGTTCAGTTAACTGTCAACTCTCCGCTGGATACCAGCACCATCTGATCCTGATCAGACCAAAGGCCCTACCATTAGGTGGGGCCACCTTCTTTTTGCCTTATGGCTGCCACAATCGACGCCACCCTCAAGAGCGCAACAGCTAACAGCTATGTGACGTTGGCAGAAGCAGACGCGTATTTTGAAACCGTCCCAAGCTCAACGCAGTGGGACAACAAACAAGACGACAACAAAAATCGTGCCTTGATCACAGCTACAGGCTGGATCGACACGTTGAATTTCTATGGTGATCGTTGCGATTCAGGCCAAGCTTTAAGTTGGCCACGCAATAATTATCATGTGGATCGCGTAGAGCTAGCTTGCTCTGCAATCCCAAACTCAATTAAAAAGGCTACATATCTATTAGCGTTTGAGCTGGCTAATGACACGGACGCAATTACAGGGACTACCGGCGATAAGGGGTTATACGAAGAGGTCAAACTCGGAGACCTCCAAGTCAAGTACAACACTGATAGCCAAGCTGTTGGAACTGTCAATAACGTATTCGACGTTTACCCTTGGCTGCAGTCTTATCTTGGTGCTTATTGCCTTGGAGGTTCTGGCACTTATCAAGTTCGTATGGTGAGGGGTTGAGATGTCATTAGTAGACACCACGTTCAAGTCGATCCCCAAGGCATTACTTGATGACTGGGGCCAAGACATAACTCTGGTTAAAACGACAACACCACGGACCTACAACCCAACAACAGGTGCCGTGACTGGTGCGGATACATCAGTTGTGTTGAAAGGTTTAATTTCAAGCGTGACGTCTAAGGAAAGCCAAGGTCTTTACCAAACGACTGACGTCAAGGTAATTATTGGCGGTGACGAGCTGGGTTCTTACTACCCAACTGAAGCTGACCGTATCCAGTATTCACAGGCTGGTGCGACAAGGGAAGCCAAGATTTTAAATGTAGAAAGCTTTAGGGGTGAAGACCCCTTGCTTCACACGATCATTGCGAGGCCGCAGTAATGGCTAATAAGGATCTTAAGTTTTTAATAAAGGATATAGAGGACGCTACTGTTGAAGGGGCTCGAACAGCTTGCGTTCAAATAATGAACGATCTTGTTGAAGCTGGCCCGGCTTATTCAGGAGAATTTTCAGCATCCTGGTATGCAGTTGCACCAGGCAAAGGCCCTGGAAACCCTCGCAGTTCCACAGGTTTATACAAATATACTTTAAGAAACGTGCCTAAAACTAAATTTAAAGCAACGGGTTTATACACGATATTAAACACTTCTCCACATGCAAATAAGGCAATGGATCTTCGCTCTTACGCAAAACCCACGAAAGACTTAGACGAACGAAAAGTGCTTAGCAAAACAATAAAAACCGGTAGACGCTCGCCGGGAGACACGCGTGGACAAGTGCGAGGAGATGGAGGCGCTACAAGTTCTGCACCTGCTGACTGGTGGTCAACCTTCGGGTTAGGCGGACCTTTAACCAAGTCCCTTGAAAAAGGTTTTCGCAAAGGACTTCTTACATTTGGTAAAGCAAAAGGATTCGGCTAATGAACTACCAAGCAATTCGAGCTGCAGTCGAAAATCCGCTTTTGACGGCTTTTAACAACCTGTCGCCAGCCGTACCAGTCTTCTTCGACAACATCACTGCCGTTCCAGCTAACACCACAACTGAGTACGTTCGCATCAATGTGACTTTTGGCCTTACTAACGAGGCAACATTGACCAGCAGCGTAGACAATGCTCGTGGTGCGATTGTTATTCGTATTTTTACGGAGAAAGGCAAAGGTCCAGCACGTAATCAGACGTTACTGACAACTGCTGTAAGCGTTTTGGAGACGTTGAACAATACACCCAAGACAAATAGCGGTGTATTTTTTCGAGTTAGCGGCATTAACGGACCAACGTTTTCCGCTACTGAAGACTCTCCGATGTTTATGGGAAGAATCGACACAGGCTATGTGGCGACAGTGATGTCTTGATTGCTTTGCGCTAATCTGTTAATAGCCGGGCTGTGCCCGCAGAAACCCTATTTCTCTGGTACGCCCAATGGCAGCCACCGTTCTATCCGGCACCTCAGGTGCTCTCTATTACAAGCCAGCTGGCACGTTGGGTCAGTTTGCTGAAAGCGACGTCACTGTTGCTGCGGACACCGTCACTGTCGCAACTTACCTCAACTTTAAGGCAGGCGATCCCGTCAAGTTCAGCGTAGTCAACACCACAACAGGTGCTGCTGGCTCTGGAACGTTGCCTGCTGGCATTGCCGCTGGCACGACCTACTACGTTATTTCTTACGTGGCAGCGACTGGTGTAATGCAGGTTTCTGCAACATCAGGCGGTTCTACCATTACGATCACAGACGACGGCACCGCTGTCGCTCCAAACAAGTTCCAGGTTGAATATGCAGCTTTTGCAGCTGTCGGCCAGGTTCGTGAATGGAATTTTGAGATCACCCGTGACGAAATTGACGTCACAACCATTGGTGCTACGCCTGGGCAGTACGTTCCCTTCAAGACCTTTATTGCAGGTTTTGCTGATGGTTCGGGAAGCGCAACTGTGTACTTCACTGACACTGACGATGCTCTGGGCAACCGGATGGTCGAAGACGTGCTTCAGCGTGTTCAGACCGGTTGTAAGTTCAAGCTTTATACCGATCAGCAATTTAGCGGTGGCACCTTGAACGACACACTGAGCCGTTCCATCGAGTTTGAGGCAAACTTGACTACAGCAAGCTTGGCCATCAACCCTGATGACGCCCAGTCTGTTGAGATCAACTTCCGTCCTACAACAACACCGACTTTCGACTTCGCTAAGTCCTAATTCGTAGTTAAAACAAGAGAAGCTCTGGTTTATCCGGGGCTTTTTTTATTGCACTGCTACAGTCAACACATACACAATCATTTGTATGGCTGCTGCATCTTCTTTGCGAGCAATTGATCGTCTTCGGAAAGCTGCAAATCTGGAACCTTCCAAGAAGGTAGTAGAACTTTCTGATGGCACAGAGTTTGAAATGTATGTGACACCTTTGACAATGGCTGAGCGCGAACGTGCTCAAAAGCAAGCTAAATCCGATGATGCCAATGCTTTTGCACTACAGCTGTTGATTGCTAAGGCACAGGATGCAAACGGAAACAAGCTGTTTACTGCTGGTGAGATTGACGTTCTAAAGAACGAAGTCAAAGATAAGGATCTTCAGTCTTTGATGCTTGGAGTGCTGAGCGAAGGTGAAGACGAAGCGGCAATCGACCCAAAATCCTAAGCGCGGAGCTTCGTAAGGACAATTGGCTCATGCTGCAATTTGGCGTTGCCAAAGAGCTTGGCATGAGCTTGTCGGAAGTTCGCGCCACAATGACACCAGAGGAACTGCTTGGTTGGAGCGCTTATTTCAGCGTGATCAATGACGAGCAGCAGAAGGAAATGGATAAGGCACGGCGTAGGCGCTAAACTCTTAGAGCAGAGAGGAGTTTTGCTGTGGCCGACTATCAAGCAAAAATTAATTTGCTTGTAAGCGGTCAAGCCCAACTAAAAGCTCTTACACGAGAACTAAAAGCAGCGAACGAGGAAGCTGAAACTTTAAAGAGAAAAGCTCAGTCTCTTGGGGGCGTTGCGTCAAGAGCCCGGCAAGTCCTTGGAGTAACTGGCCGAGATCAACCACGCGGAGAAAAAGGACGTTTCGCTAAAGACCCAAACAGAGCATCACGACTTAACGCTTTGCAGTCAGAGCGTGGAGCACAAAGAGCAGCATTTTTAGCTGATCGCACCGCTAAATTGCAGTTTGCAACGGCAAGGGGCGTTCAAAAACAAATAGAAGGCCAAAAGCAACTAAACAACCTTGTTGCAAAACAAACCCGTACTCAAATTGATCTTAATAAGACTACTGATTTATTTGAAACTCGTTTAGCAAAACTTAGGCGCGGACGTGTTCAAGATTCAAAAGGAAGCCAGCCTGAGATTGATGCTATACGTGCTTCAAGCCAGCAACTTCAACAAGCATTTAAGGCGGCGTTAGCAGGGGGAGAAGCAAACCTGCAGCTACTTAAAACCACTGCCGACGCAATGGGCAAGTTGGTGGAACGTCAGAATGAACTCAACCGTCTTTCAAAATTAAGATCTAAAGGTTTTGAAAAAGGCAGGGGACTGCAAGAGCGAGTTGACACACTTGCAGAATCTGGTCGATTTGCTCCTCAAAAAGTTAGACAGGCAAGAGCCCTTTCAACTGAGGTCATAACTGCAGCGAACGTAGGAGACGCAACAAAGTACGCCAACGCTCTTGGCAAAGCAGAAGCTTTTATACGTCGTCAAGAGGAATTTTTAGGCAAGGTCAGAGCGGGACAAAAGAGCATAAACGTTGCCCAAAGAAGTTTAAACAAACTTAAATCCCTGGAGCTTGCAGACCAAAAATTAATTGCAGCAGTACAGGGAAAGTTAAGCAAAGCCAATGTAGAAGCACTTAAGGGCAATGTAACCAAAGCCAGACAAATTACTGACGAAGTTATTGAAGAGGTTAACGCCCACAAAGCAGTTGTAGCCGAGCTAAAAAGAGAAAATGTTCAGAGAGATAGAGGCCTTGCCAGAACCAGAAAACAAGCTGATAAAGATGCTAGAGACGCCAAAGCAGCAAAAGCAAGAGAACGTAAAAAAACAGGAAAGCTAGGCACCAATGTTGCTTTAGGAGCGGGCTTCCCATTGCTGTTTGGAGGCGGCCCTGGATCCGTTCTTGGGGGAATTTTAGGCAGTGCTTTCGGCATGGGGGGTTCCGTATTAGGAGGAGCCCTAGGTCAACAGTTCGACAAGCTTGGTGCAGCAGCACTCAGCACCGGAAAAGCTTTCAACAAAGCTTCTGACAATATCGATAAGTTTGTTTCGCTTATCGGGCAAAACGGCTCTAAAGGTTTTGCCGGAAGAGCAGAATTTTTGTCTTCACAAGGTTTAAGTTCTCAAGTTGCTGTTGCAGCAATCCAAGAGTTTGAGAAGGTTTATGGCACGGAAGCAAGAAAGAAATTTGAAGAGCTGGGCAGGACATCTAAAGAGTTTGACAATGTAATGAATGACATAGGAGTTACATTGCAGTTGCTGATGGCGGGCCCCTTAAAGGGTTTGTTAGACATAATCAAACAAATAACAGGCGCTGGAACGAGAGAACCTCAAGGGCAAGAAGCAAGTAAGCAAAGGTTCCAAAAGAAAGCTGATACTGCTGCTATAGGCATAGCAAATCTGGCTACAAAAGTACAAGGCATGGAACCTGGAGACGAAAGGTTCGCACTAGCACAGAAACTTAATACTTTAATAATTGAAAGAGCAGGCAATTTAAGAATGGTGGAGGATTATAACAATAGAGCCGCAAACAAAACACGTGAAATTCTTAGTTTAGAGAAGTTGTTAACTAATGAGGTAGGAAAACGTAAACAACTTCAGGCAGATGAAACAGCTATAGTTAGAGATAGATTAACAGCAAGACGTGATACTCTTGCTACAATGCAAGGAGATTTAGATCTAAATAAAGCAACTGCAGATGTAGAAAAGTTAAGAGCAGAATTAGCAGCAGAAATATCGTTGTCTGGGGAACTTAGTACCAAAAGTCTTACCGTACAAAATAACCTTAACAAAGCTATAGGCGTTCAAAACAGAGCACGACTTAACGGAGCAAACAATATTTTGCTTACGCAACGTGCGATTAATCGTGAAGTTGTTAATAACGAAATGGCCACAATGGCCTCACGGCAGGCTCTAGACAGTGTAAACAATAGCCTAAGGGCTTTTCAAAAAACAGCGGTAGAACGATACGAAGATGAGCTAACTCTTATCCAAAGTCAATTCTTTATTACAGCAGATCTTTTAGATATAAAAGAAAGGATAGAAAAGACGGGTATTAACGAAAAAGAAATTATAGATGCAATCACAGTTAAATACGAGATGCTGCGTAACCTTGAAAAAGAACGAGCAGAGCTTGCAACCGAAACAGCCAGGCAAAGAGAGCTGGAACGTTTAGACGTTCAGCAGCAGATTAAAGATCAAGCCGCATTAAACAATTTAAAAGCCGCTTCTTCTGCTGAAAAACAAATTCGTTCTCTTAGCCCTGAGACAACAGGAGAGTTTTTAGGGACTGGCTTTGGGTTCTTCGACGGAAGTTCTCGGCTAGAAGCGGAGTTAGGGGAAGATCGAATCAGACAAACTCAAGCTTATAGCTTGGAAATACAAGCACTAACCGACAGGATTGCAGATCTTCGCGCCAAGGGAGGCGATGTAGAACTGATAACCGGCAAAGAAAAGGACCTTAAAGAAGTACAGAGGCTTGCAGATAATTACGCTAAATTACAACCCGGAATTGATGCTGCCCGTGTTTCTCAAGAGCGCTTTAACGAAGCTTTTGCGCTTACCGCCCCAGCCGTTAATTCAGTGGTGAATGGTTTAAGTGAGGTTATTCAGGGCACTCAAACAGCAACTGAAGCATTCGCTAATTTCTTGAGAACCATTGGGAACATGTTAGTCCAAGAAGGTACGAGGATGATTGCTACTTACATTGCGATCGGCATTGCGAAGGCATTTGCCGGGATGAGTGGCGGTGGCGGTGGCAGTGGTTCCGGCGCTGTTGATCCTGGCATTGTTATCCAAGATGGAAGTGGATTTGGCCTTTCTGGCGACATAATTCAGCAAGGCGGCCCTGGCTTTTCAGCTCTTAACCTTCCAACTGCTGCAAACGGTGGCCCTGTTGAAGGTGGTCAGCCTTATCTGGTTGGAGAGCGTGGCCCAGAGCTATTCGTTCCAGGGCAATCAGGCGGTGTCATGCGTAATGAGGACATGCGCTCCCTTATGGGTCGTTCTCCTGCTTCAGGAGGCGCACCATCCATGAACTTCAGCTTTGAGACAACCAGTATTGGTGGAACGGAATACGTCAGCCGTGAGCAGCTTGAATCTGCAATGGCAGTGACCCGTAAACAAGCGTCTAATGACGGAGCAAAGCGAGGTATGAGCATGACGCTAGATAAGATGCAGAATAGTCCTAGAACTAGATCCAAGATTGGTCTTCGCTGATGGCAACAAGATTTCCGACAATGACGCCGTCGTCTAGAAAGATCACAATGGGCGATCTGCCCATTAAGGTTTACAGGGCAATGTCTGGCGCGACAGTACGTCGTGCTTTTGGTAATCAAAAGACGCAGTATGTTTTGAAACTACAGTTCAACAACATTGGTGATGACATTGAGCTGCGTCGAGGTGCCGGAACTGTTTTAGATATTTTGAAGCATTACGAGTCCACCAACGGAACTCTTGAAAATTTTCAGCCAGGGACAGGTTTATTGCGGGGAATGGGTAATGCTTCTAAGGTTTATATTAAAGACGTAATAAAGTGGCGTTATGCCAAGCCCCCTGAGATACAAAGCGTAAAAGAGGGAGTTAGTAACGTTTCCATTGAACTTATAGCGGAGCTTGACGCATAATGAGTAACGAAATCCGAATTTGTCAATTCATTGAAATTGACCCTAGCAAAGGCATGGTTAAGCGTTACCAGAATTATTTTATACAAGAAACCAAGATTTTTAAAGGTGAAAATTATAGTTTTGCTCCTTTTGAAGCAGAAGGCGGCGTGTCTAGCTTAAATGCGGAAAATCAGCAAGTTATTATTCGTTTGCCAGCCAGTGAGTACGCAATACGTCTTGTAGAAGAAGGCGACGGCAATAGGTTGAGTAAAATGCTTTTGTGTACCAGATTTATTACGGTTGGTGGCTCTATACCCGACACTGGACCAGAGGAGTACTACGTAGGGATTGGAGCGTCATTTAGTGACGACACGATTGAGCTTCGTTTTCGATCTGCCTTAGATGGTGTTGCAGGAGGCTTTCCGGCTAGAACCCTGACGGAAAGAAACGTTGGCATTCTGCCACTTGACTCAAACTTGTCATTGCGATGAATGACTTAATCGGGCTGGAATATTGCTGGGGCGCACACCCAGCAGACGGACGAAATAAGACTGATTGCTTTCAGTTGCTTTGTGAAATCCGTTCACGGCTTGGGTTGTCGGATTACAAAGAGCAGTTTTGTTGGGTTTACTGGCTGTACTCAGCCGAAACACTTAAACCAAGTCAGATGGCTCGGTGGTTACTTCAAAGCGGGAAGCGGCTTAAGATACCAAAAGTTGGTGCTGCCGCTTTGCTTGCTGAGCCAAACAATGCTGCGCTTGGAACGGTGACTGATCAGGGTTTGATCTGTCTTGCTCCTGGCGGCCAAGTTGTTTGCGTTCCAGTTGAGCGCGTCAATGCACATTATTTCTGGTTGAACTGATGGATCGGAGACTGCTGCCTTACGAGTACCAGCTGATTGAAGCGCTGGGGGTAAGCAAGGAAGAGTATCTGGAGTTTGTTGCGCTACAGCAGGAATATAAGGATCCAAAAGCTGGCAGTGCGCTTGACGTTAGGAATGAAGTGGGAACGATTGCGCTTGTCCTAACGGTTGTTGGGATTCTGTTTCAGGTTGGAGCGGCACTATTAGCACCCAAGCCAAATGTTCCTGGTCTTAAAAACGATAAAAGGAGTAGACAGCAACGTTTTGCGCCCTCTTCTGGTTTTAATAGCGCCCCAGAGCTTGCGTCTTACGGTGATCCAGTAAACCTTGTCTACACCAATAAAGACCACAATCGATCAGGAGGAGTTCGTGTTAGCGGCTCTTTAGTCTGGTCGTCAGTGGATAATTATGGTTCATCGCAGTTTATGCAGCTGCTGTTTGTTCTTGGTGCGGCGCAAATACTAAACCTTAGTATCAAAAGAACTGCTTTTGGTTCTCTTTCGGTTGACCAGTTAGACCCAGCGACAGTTTTTTTATTTTATAAGAGCGCAGCTGAGGGCAAAAATCCAGCATTTAATGATCTTGCATTGCCCAGAGGAGGTGATCTCAGCTTTTATCCACAAGACCTGAAGCGTGACAATAATCAGGCAGTTTGTCAAGTTGTTACTATTAAAAATAGCAGTGGTACGGCAGGATTCAGCCAAGCATATTCTCCTACTACTTCATCATCAATCGGAGTTTATGACCCTATCCCTGTCAACGTAGAAATGGTGACAAGAGATACTAACGGCGAGGAACGATACGCTATCAATGGAATTGAGCTAGAACAACTTGACTGGACAAGTCCAAGTTTTCAGTACACAAAAGGCAAGGAAATTATAGTTAGATTTCAGTCTAAAGGTTACGAACGCCACAACGATAATGGTGAAGCACGCCCTTTAGGTGTTAATCTTCGCCGTCAAGCAGTAAGTGCTTTGGACTTTGGAAGCACTTATATGTTGGGATCTGCAAAATTTCGTTTAATTAGTTTTGGAAACTCTAAGGATATTGATGATGGTGACGTAAACGCAACTTTTAGGTGCGTAGAGAGCGGCTTCTGCCCAACCGCCCCATACGATGAAGTGTTGCCCGTGCAGGAGGCAAAAGAGGAAAAAGCAAAGTTAGAGCAGCATATGAAAATACTAAGAAATGTGACGGAAGACGAAGAAGCAGTACCTGACCCTCCTACTCAAAGCAATAAAAATTTTCAAGACTTGTCTGCCGTTGAGAAAGAAACAGAAAAAGAATCGAATCTACGACAATACATAAGAACAAGATTTCAAAATACTTATCAGCTAGGCCACTGCAAAGTCAATTATGATTTTAATAGCGACCGTATAGTTAGTTGGATAAACGTACTTGATGAAATAAAGTATAAAGCAATTGATCCGGGGGGTTCAATTGAATATACAAAAGAATTACAACGTGAGTTTATGGCAGACCCGCCAACCATTAAACGGTCGAAAGTTATTGATGAGTTGGAAAGTGATCGCGATAAAGCGCAAGAGGTAATTGCTGAAGTTATTGCCGGAGAGCATGATAAGTCAGATATTTGGCTAAGCATAATTACTATAGGTGGTCAACCTAGAGGTTTAAGATCCGCTATTATAGTAGCAATTAAAGAAGATAAGCAAAAAGGGGAGCTGGGTGTACTGCTTAGCGAGCTAGATAGTATAAAAAATGATCTAAATAACATTAAGTCAAGAATTCGTGAAGGTCTTAATAAGTCAAAACGAGTTAAAGAGTCTTCTTTCAACCAAGCGACCAAGTCAAGTAGTGCAAAGGGCGTGTACAGGATACCCAGTTGGGATCAACTAAGAGACGAGAAAACAGGAGGTATGTCATTAAGGCGCTCAGCAAGCAAACTCGAAATAAAACTTTCTGAAGTAAAAGATAAAATTCAAGCTAGGCGCGAAGAGATCAAGGCTAAGGAAAGAAGGCCGGTAATTAGGCAACTGCGAAAGGCAGAAAGCGCTTTTACGAGTCTTTCCCCAGTTGAGAATGGTTTGAACGTAGAGAATAGATACGGCTTTGGCGGCCTTAATGCAATGAACAGACTGCTAAATAGTTTGCCAAAGGGTAAAAAAATTGTTGACGAAGACGCTATAAATGCAGCAGGGAGAGTATTCGGGAAAATTTTAGCAGATAAAGGAAACGCTAAACGTGCAATTAATCGTTTTTTAGATAACTGGGAGGACTGCTTGAAGGCAGCTGATAACCATTTCTTTGTTAAGGCTTTAGTAAAAGCAGAATCAGCGGCATACGAGACGATGAGCGAAGTTGATCAAGTTAAATTTTCAATTAAATCAAAACTGTTTAGACGAATATCTGGCCGTCAAAAAAAGTATGGCGAGATACGGGCATCAAAAAGATATTCAAGAGGCGACAACGGAATACATGCACGCCAAGCTTTCTTTAGGTTTTCCTACAAGAAAGAATCAGCCACGCGCTATACAGTGCATCCAGTGCTTTTCTCTTTGCGCCAAGCTTCAGAAAGCGATGCGTACACTGATTTTAATTTTCTTGCCCCAAGCCGTGCCAGGTATGCTTTCAAGCTCGAACCTGTCTATGACGTAGCTTCTGAGCTTAGATTAAACGGCCAAGAAACGATTGTTGTTTTAAGCAGCAACGAAACAAGCAAGTCTACAAAAAACGCTGTTGACTCCGTAATTGTATGGTACAAAGGCTCAGAAATACATATAGCGGAGCAAAAGAAAAAGAACGAGCCATATCTTATAGAGCGTGGGCCTGAGCTTATAAATGAGTGGGACGTATTTTCGGTTAACACTGACACTGAAATTCAGTTTAGCCTTGAGAATGGCCCCGAAATGTCATTAACCGCTGTAACTGAACAACAAATCCAAAGCGCCAAAGGAATCTACAACGACCTTTCAATGCTTGGATTAAGCATGTTTGCCGGTCGAAATGTTCAAGATATGCGTAATGTGAGTGCATTTGTGGAGCAAGGTAAAACAAGTTATACAGTGAACGACTTTGACAGCCTACCCACTGCAAGCACAAGCTTTGCCCCTGACATTTTTGTAGACACCGTCCTTGACAAAAGAAATGGAATTGGCAAATACGCGCCAAAATCTGTTTTAGATCAAGATAGCCTTCAGCTTGCAAAAAGATTCTGCCAACGAAATAATCTGCCTGGTCACTTTGAAGAGAACGAGACGCCGACAAGCATTAGATTGTTTATGGATTGTGTAATTGCTGATGACTCGTCTTGGCGCGAGTTCTGGGTAAGCAATGCTCCTTTTAGCTTGCTTGAGTTTGCGCGAAAAAATGGCAAGGAGACTCTAGTTCCCGTTGTGCCCGTAACCGGAAGTGGCAGAGCAGCCGAAGACGATGGACGCCCCATCTCTCTGGCTATTTCCGCATTGTTCACGACAGGAAACATACTGGAAAATTCTTACAAGGAAGAGTTTCTGGACTATGGCGCAAGTACTCAAGACTTAATTGCAAGTGTCATTTACAGAGAAGAATACGCAGAAACGGTTTTTCAGCGTAAAAGAACAGTTCAAGTTAAAAGAAAAAATACTAATGTAAACAAAGCAATTAAAGAAACGTTTGACGCAAGTGGTTTTATTACGAGCAGGCAACAAGCAATTTTGTTTGGCAAGATGCTTGTCAACCAGCGTAAATTTATCAGGCGTGGCGTTGAGTTTAAGACGTTCCCTTCAAACAATCCAGTTGAGCCTGGAGCCTTTATTTATGTAGACATCGGTCTTACTAACTGGGAAAGACGGTCTTCCGGCGTTATTGGTACGGACGGAATTTTAAATTCGCCATTGCAAGATAAAATTGAAGACGGAACTTATAGCTTTTTAATTTACGATCGAAACGATAGCAAGGTGCACGCTAGAGACTTAGTAGCAGTGTCAGGCGGAGTTGCCTCTCAGCTTAGTGAGAACGCACAAAACCTGTATGTGATGGGGATTGATCCGGGGAAGAAGCGTGTGTTCCGCATCACGGAAGTAGAAATGGATCAGGATGGAGAGGTGACGGTAAGGGCTGTCGAGTATCCGTGCGATGATGAGGACCGCGCTTATGTTGCAGACTTTAGGTCCACCGAGTTTGATGTGAGCTAGTATAAAAACAATGTTCCAAGCCTAGCGAAGTAATGGCCTTCTACACCGGACGCAGTGGCTCATTGGTCTTCGACAGCAAACCTGTCGCTAAGATTCGTGACTGGTCTGTAGAGACCACGCTTGAGTTGCTGAGCACCAACACTATTGACAGCGCAAGCAATACCTTTACTCCTGGAGTCAAGAGCGCAACAGGTAGCGCAACTTTGATGTACTACAGGCTTGATGGAGGGGAGAGTGCAAGCTTTACTGAGTTTACAAAGTTGCTATCAAAGATTCACAAGACTGGCTCTATCGAGACAAGTGACAGGGTGCTTATGGAGCTAAACGTTGGAACGGGGGACTTAGACGACATTAAGTTTAACGCTTACATCACATCTGCAAGCATTTCAGTTTCGACTGGTGAGCTAAGTGTTGTTCCAATTAATTTTACGGTTGACGGCGACTTTATTCAAGTTATTAGTTCATGACGTTTTTTCTTGGCAGCCAAGGCAATATCCGGTTACGTCGTGGAACGCAAATTGTTTTAGGCAATTTAGCGGAGCAAGTTTCTAGCGACGACATCAGTACGACGCTTAGCCGCATTGGGACGTCAAGCGGGGTAGACAATCTTTTTACAGGAGACAAGGTTGATATTGGAACAAGTGACGCACGTAATCTTTTGTTCATTCCAGCCTCTAACTGGTCTTCTGGAGCAATAGAAGACACTTTTAGCGCTTTTGTAAATGTAAATGCTGCTGGTGGCTTGCGCTTATACCCGACATTTGCTGATGCTGTAAATAATAATCGGACAAGCGAAGTTGCCTTGCAATCGTTTACGGGAGATCCTATTGCGATAACAATTGATGTTAGAGACGTCGGCTCTAATATCCTTGGCGATGTCACGAACTACGAATTTAACGCCAGTCGTGAGCAGGTTGACACAACAACGCTTTCGGATAAGTTTAAGAATCAATACAATGCTGGCTTGATTAGTGGCAGCGGGCGTATTGAGTGCATTTTTAACAATGCGACTAATGGCGCAAAGGAGACGTCACTCTTGATGCTTCAGTTGATACAAAGGTTAGATTTAGGCTGTGCCTTTGACCTTTTCCTTCATTTAGTTGATAACGATTTAAGCCCAACAGAGCAGAGCATTTTTTACTCTCTCACTGCTGTTGTCACCAATTCTGGCGTTTCAGTTGACCTAGATGACGCAATTAGATGCACTTTGGATTTTGTGACGACCGGCGAGTTAAAGCTTGTGGTTGGCACGTTTGCCGAGTACCTGCTGAAAGAAGATGACGATCGAATCCGTCAAGAGCAGTCTCTCAATTTCCTGTTGACGGAAGTTACGGATTAAACTAAACGCACGTACCCCTGGCGTAAGGAGCTGAGCCTTGGCTGACCAACGAATTACGCAGCTTAACGAGCTGTCCAAGGCTGGGGTTGCAGCAGTAGACGTTCTGCCTATTGCGGACATTAGCGGTTCCGAGACCAAGAAGGTTACTGTAAAAAACCTTGTTGAAGCTGGTTTTGACCTGCTCGACGCCAACACCGTTGACCTAAGCAAGCTTGATCAAAGCAGTACGACAAAGCTAGGCACAGTTTCGATTGCTGATGACGCAATTACCTATGCCAAGGTTCAAAACGTTACGGCCACTGATCGTTTGCTGGGACGGAGCAGCGCAAACGCTGGAATTATTGAGGAAATTGTTTGTACCGCTGCAGGCCGAGCGTTACTAGATGACTTAAGTGCTGCAGCTCAACGAACAACGTTAGGTCTTGGCACGATTGCCACGCTTAATGCTGACGGATCAACCCTTACAAACCTGACCGTTACCAGTGGCACGATCACTGGCATTACAGACATCACCATTGCGGATGGTGGAACGGGAGCAAGTGATGCAGCCAATGCACGGGTAAATCTTGGTATAGCAATAGGCACCAATGTCCAGGCTTATGACGCTGGCCTGCAGTCAATAGCAGCATTAACGACTGCCGCAGACCAAGGCATTTATGCGACTGCATCTAACACATATAATGTCTTTTCATTAACTGCAGCAGGCAGGGCGCTGCTTGCTGACACTGATGCCGCAACTCAACGCACCACGCTTGGTCTTGGGACGTTAGCAACACAAAACGGAACCTTTGCTGGAACGCATTCGGGCACAAGCTCCGGCACTAATACTGGTGATCAAACGATCGCACTGACGGGAGCTGTTACCGGTACAGGTACAGGTTCATTCGCGACAACACTCGCAGCAGGGATTGTTGACGAAGCAAACATTGTCAACGATGCCGTTACTTATGAAAAAATTCAAAATGTAACAACAACTGATGTAATTTTAGGTCGAGAATCTAGTGGTTCTGGCGTAATTGAGCAGATTGATTGTACTGCCGCAGGTCGGGCGTTAATTGACGACGCTGATGCTGCTGCTCAAAGAACAACTCTGGGCCTTGGAACGTTAGCCACACAAAGCGCCACAGTTGCTGGCACTCATTCAGGTACGAGTTCAGGCACTAATACAGGCGATCAAACAATTGAGCTTACTGGCGCAGTTACAGGTACTGGCACCGGATCTTTTGCAACCAGCCTTTCTTCAAACATTGTTCAGACAAATAATATTGCGTCAGACGCAGTCACTTACGACAAGCTGCAGGACACCACGTCTGCTGATGTACTTTTAGGCCGTGCATCTGGCGGTTCAGGCACAATTGAGCAGATTAGTTGTACTCCTGTAGGCCGTGCGTTAATTGCTGATGCCAATACTGGAGAACAAAGAGCAACATTAGGACTTGGAACGTTAGCCACGCAAGATGGCACTTTCAGTGGTTCACATTCAGGCGCAAGTACCGGCACTAACACTGGTGATCAAACAATTACATTGAGCGGTGTTGTCACAGGCACGGGCACAGGATCATTTGCAACAAGCTTTGCCGCTGGAGTTGTTAACAGTGCAGCTATTGCCAGTGACGCTGTCACCTATGACAAAATTCAAAACACAGCCAGCACTGACATAATTCTTGGCCGGAGCTCTGTAGGCGGCGGTTTAATTGAAGAAATAGCTTGTACTGCGGCTGGTCGAGCTTTACTTAATGATGGGGCGGCAGCTGACCAACGCGCCACACTAGGCCTTGGGAATTTAGCCGTTGCTAATGGAACCTGGACAGATGGTTCAGTGTTTAGCGGAACCAGTAGCGGAACAAATACTGGCGATCAAACAATTACATTGACTGGGGCCGTAACAGGCAGCGGCACTGGATCGTTTGTAACAGCACTTGCCAATGACATTGTTCTTGAAGCGAACCTCGGAACCAGCTCGGTAACAAGTGGAAAGCTTCACGCCAGTTCAGTTATTGCAGAAAAAATTGGTGATCAAGCGACCTGCATTGTTAGCAGTGCTACTCCTTCAGGAACAGGTGAGTACATAGGCCAAGGTTGGTATAACACCAGTACAAGCATTGCGTATCGCTGGAGCGGATCAGCTTGGTCACAAGAGGCTGGCATTCAATCAATAACAGTTACAGAATCAACCCCATTCGCTGTTGTTGTTAGCAACCCAACTGCATTTACAACTGATCTTTCGCTGTCACTTGATACGCAAGTTGCAGCAAGTGTATTTGTGGGGCCAGCTACTGGAGCGGATGCCGCACCAACATTCCGCAGTTTGCTGCCAACTGACTTGCCTGATGCAACAGCATCTGCAAAGGGGATTATTCAGCCCGGAACAGGCTTAGCAGTCACAAGTGGAACATTGAATCATAGTAATTCCGTAACTGGAGCAACAGTTAGCGGAGTTACATTTGACGCTCAAGGTCATATTACTGCAGCAACTGCGCTGCTTTACACAGATATTCCTGATCTTGATGCAGCAAAGATTACAACAGGTGAGTTTTCAACTACTCATATTTCTGATAGCGCAATTACTGGAAGCAAGCTTGCCGACAGTTCTGTCACTACATTTGGCGAATCCTTGCCAACTGCTGCATTTAAAGGACAGTTATTTTTCAACCCGCTTGAAAAAAACTTCTTTGTTTGGGATGGCAACGTTTGGCAACCGCTTGGTATCTCAGCTGGCGCAATTATTCTTGCTGGTACTTACAACGCAACAACAAACAAAGTCGCAAGTGTTACTGGGGAAGGTTCTGCTTTAGGACTAGGTGTTGGCAATGCTTTGCCTTCTCCAGATTCAGAAAACTCAAATTATTATCTTGTTGTCGCGATTGGTGGCACGGGAACAGCACCAGCGCCTCAAGTATTGCTTTCTCCGCCTGACATCCTTTTATCAGACGGAACAAATTGGATTGAAATCGATGTTTCGTCTACTTATACGTCGCAAACAGCTAATAATGTTTCATTTTCCCCTGCGGCAAATCTTACCAGCACAAACGTACAGCTAGCTCTTGAGGAAGTCAGTACCCAATTCCGTGTTGCTACCAACCTGACCAGTGGAATGCTGGCTGTACCTCGTGGAGGTACTGGGATTGCCTCTTATACAAAGGGCGATCTGATCGTTTCAACAGCAGCAACAACTCTGGCCAAGCTTGGTGTTGGAACTAATGGTTACGTCCTCAGCGCTAATAGCAGTGAGACAACTGGCCTTGAGTGGGTTGCTAATCAGGCTGGCACTGTCACTAACGTCACCGGCACCGCTCCAATTCAGATTGCAACTGGAACAACAACGCCTGCAATTTCAATCACAACTGGTACGACAAGTGCAGTTGGTGTCCTGCAGCTGACTGATGGCGTTGCAAGTTCTAGTACAACAACTGCTGCCACACCAAATGGGGTCAAGACAGCGTATGACTTGGCTGCACTGGCATTACCAAAAGCTGGCGGCACGATTAGCGGTCAATTGTTGTTTGACGAAAACGCATCACTGGCATTTGAGGGTGCCAGCCCTGATGATTTTGAAACAACTTTGGCGGTTGCCGATCCAACAGCAGATCGTGTTGTGACGTTGCCTGATTTGACTGGAACGGTTGCTTTAACCAGTCAGCTGGATGACGGCAGTTTTTGAGTCTCGTAAGATAGAGCCATAATTTCCGGCCTGGCAACAGGTATTAAGGATGGCTCTACAGCACTTGCGTTCTGGCACAGCAAATAAGCGTCCTATCGCAACCGCAATGTCGGATGGGCAGCTTGCTGTCAACACTAATCTTGATAGCCCTGGTCTGTTCTTTAAAAACAGCAATGGCGATCTAGTCAAAGTTGGTCCAGTTCATATTGGTTCGACCGCACCTAATGCTTCGCCAGCCAGTACGGCTGCAACGGCGTTGGTCTCCGGCACTGCTTATCAAATCCTGACGGTTGGGACGTCAGATTTTACGACTGTTGGTGCGGGCTCAAATGCTGTTGGTGTTGTCTTTACGGCAAGTGGCACAACAACTGGCACAGGCACGGTTAGTGGCCAGCAGGGCAATGAAAGAGGAGAAATGTGGCTTGACAACACAGGGGGGAGGTACGTACTAAAGATTTATGACGGCACTGCATGGCGCAGTGAGGCTGATGAATTTGTGAATGCCACTGGCGACACAATGACCGGCGATCTACTTTTCAATAACGCAAATATTGTATTTGAAGGTTCAGCAGCCGATGAGCATGAAACTACGTTAACGGTTGCAAATCCAACAGCAGATCGCACAATTACGCTGCCGAATGTTACCGGAACGGTATTAACAACTGGCGATACAGGAAGTGTTACTAGCGCGATGATTGTTGACGGTACTATTGTCAATGCAGACGTCAATGCTAGTGCCGCTATTGGTCTAAGCAAGCTAGCTACAGGTGCTCTTCCCACTGGGATCACCGTAGCCTCAGCCAATATCGTTGATGGTTCTATTGTTAACGCAGACATTAATGCGTCTGCAGCGATTGCTGGTACGAAAGTTAGTCCTGACTTTGGTAGTCAGGCTATTACAACAACTGGAATCATTAATGCCAATGGCAAAGTTAGTTTTCCGCTTGGTAGTGAATCCGCACCAAGCTTGCTGCCTGGGAGCGATACTAATACTGGAATCTTTTCACCTGGAGCGGATTCATTAGCGATTACAACTTCTGGAACGCAACGAGTTGTTGTTGACAGCTCGGGCGATGTCCACATCGGCGGCACCCTACCCTCAGCACCAAACATCTCGCTAAATGCAAACGGCGGCGCCACGTTTGCTGGCGTAGTCACTGCTCCTACAGCAAACAGTGGAACAAATACTACTCAGGTTGCTACAACAGCTTTTGTAACAGCAGCTGTTCCTGATGTAAGTGGCAAAGCAAATTTAGCTTCTCCTACATTCACTGGCACCCCAGCAGCTCCTACTGCGAGTAGCGGGACAAACACAACTCAAATTGCTACAACAGCGTTTGTAACAGCCGCTGTTCCTAATGTCAGCGGTAAGGCTGATCTAGCTTCGCCTACATTTACCGGCACACCAGCAGCTCCTACTGCAAGTGGCGGTACCAATACAACACAACTAGCTACTACAGCATTTGTAACAGCCGCTGTTCCTGACGTAAGTGGCAAAGCAAACCTAGCTTCTCCTACATTTACTGGAGTTCCAGCAGCGCCTACTGCGGGTAGCGGGACAAGCACGACTCAAATTGCTACAACAGCGTTTGTAACAGCCTCTCCTACTTTTACTGGAACGCCTGCAGCTCCTACTGCTGGTAGCGGCACTAATACAACACAATTAGCTACTACAGCATTTGTTACTGCAGCAGTTGCTGGTGGTGGTGGCTCATCGTTTTCAACAGACATAGTAGTTAACTCATTAACAGTTGGTCGTGGCGCGGGTAACGTTTCAAGCAATACAGCGTTTGGCGACGATGCTCTTGGTGCAAGCACTTCTGGAGCTAACAACGTAGGGGTTGGAAAGGATGCTCTTTCTTCACTTACCAGTGGCAATAATTGCACGGCTCTTGGAAAGGATGCTTTACGGTCTAACACAGCAAGCGATCTTGTAGCCGTTGGTAAAAATGCCCTTTATTTCAACACAACTGGGGGTTCAAATGCAGGCTTTGGAACCGGTGCTCTCTTCACCAATACGACTGGTTCTGGCAATTTAGCAATTGGAATCAGAGCTGGCGACAATATCACTACTGGCAGCCAGAACATTGTTATAGGTACGGATGCAGACGCAAGTACCGCAACAGTCAGCAACGAGATTACTTTAGGAAGTACAGCTATCAACAGTCTGCGTATTCCTGGCTTGCAGGCTGGTGCATCCGACGGGGATGTTTTAACTTACAGCTCATCAGCGGGGAAGATTACGCTTGCTGCTGCTAGTGGTGGTGGTGGTGGTGGGGCTATGGAATACATCAGCACAACTACGATATCAGCTGCTACTGCAAATGTTGGATTTGATCTTTCAGATGCAAATTATGATTTTTTCGTACTTAAAGCCTATGGGTGTAAGTTTACTGCAACACCTACTAATGGGTATTGTGTATATTTTAATTTTTATGATGGAGCCTACAACCCAAGTAGCGTTGGCACTAACAGGATGAGTTTTTTATACCAGCGAAATAGACTGGACGGCAGCACTATAGCTTCAAGTAGTGCTTACTCTCATAACTTGACATTGTTTTTAGGTTGGACACCTACTACTTCAGCTAATTTTGGGTTTAGTGCAGAAGTTGGTGGCAAAACAAATTCACCGGTTACTATTAATAGCAATTTTCTAGAAGGCACAAGCACCTCTTCTGGCTGTCCTAGCGCCGCCGGAGTAGCACCTAACTCATCAAATAACATGACTTATATGACAGTCATGCCAAGTACAACCACGTTTGCTGCTGGCACGTTTTTGCTGTACGGTATTAAAAACTCGTAATTAACAGGAGACAAGCATGAACAGAATGGAGAATGGCGTTGCCGTTACTATGACAAGCGCCGAAATAGCTGCATGGAACGCAGAGCAAGAAGCTTATGTCCGTGATGTCTTGCCTGTAGAGCAGATGGCAGCAATGCGAGCCGAACGCGACAGGCTTTTGGCTGGCACTGATTATCTAGGATTGTCTGACGTTACGATGAGCGCAGATATGCAAACATATCGTCAGGCTTTGCGCGATCTGCCTGCTAATACTAGCGATCCTGCAAGCCCAACTTGGCCCGTTAAACCTTCCTAGCCCTGATGTCTGACACCCTGACCGCTGAAGAAATTGCAAGACATTATTCTGCAGCAATGGACAGCGTAAATTTAATCAACGCTTTAGCGGCTCAAGAAAGCCGCACCACCGAAGAACAAAACACGGTGAGTCGAAATGTCGAACACCTTGAGATTATGGTCGCTAAGGACTACTGGACAACAGAAGACCTTGCGCCTTTAAGCTCCGCAATCACCGCAGGCAAGGCTTGACCATGGCTACAACTTTCACTTGGGCAATTGCCAACCTAGATCGTGAAACATCCGACGGTTTCGTTTTCACTGCTCACTACACCGTTTCAGCTGCAGACGACACCTATTCATCTGGTGCGTATGGAAGCATCAACTTTGAGCGTCCTGACACGCTGATTGCTTTCGCCGACCTGACCTCTGACATTGTTGTCGGTTGGGTCAAAGATGCTTTGACTGCGGAAAAGGTCACTGAAATTGAAACTGCTTTGCAAGGTCAGATTGATGAGCAACGCGCTCCAACCAAAGCTGCTGGTCTGCCTTGGGATGCTGCTAAGTAATGACGTTTATTCTTGGTGCGTTGGCTGGGGTTGTATTGACAGCCCTTGTCCTGGCGTTTAATCCAGACGATGACCTGTATGAAGATGAACGACGTGACTGCTAGACCTGATCCAATGATCCCCTGCAAGCCAGGTGCAGAGGATTTAACTGCAATGCGAAATCGAGTGGAATGGATGGAGATGCTCTTCATGCTGGAAGGGCGGGACAAGCCAGACCATCCAAGGCGGGGCCTTTTTACGGGCTTGCACAAGAAGCACTTTTCTACGTTCCCTGGAACGGATGAAAACTAAGGAGCAGATCCTTAACTGTCCATTGACTGTCTCAGTTAATGTACCTACAGAAAACGTTGACTCTTTCAACAATGATCAAAGCATTAATTGCAAGCTCTGCTGTAGTTGGAGCTGCCTTGGCACCAATGTCGGCTATCGCTGGCCCTTATTTTAACCCAGAGTTCAATGGTTCAACCTACGCTGAGGAGTATCTTGGCGGCGTTTTAACCATGGACATTGGTTATGAAGGCGGCGGTGAAGGCTTCTCTTGGTATGTGCAGGGTGGCCCTGCCGCTGTAATGCCTGAAGGCGCTGACAACGAAGTTGAATTTGCTGGCAAGTTTGGCGGC